GCTTGGAATATTCTTTTATAGTGAGCCAGTATTAATGGAAATAAATCTTCGTTTAAAGATTGTTCTGCAACCTCAGTCTCGTAGATACCATACTGTTTATATAAATGCATATGCACATTTACAAACTTTCTGAATAAAGTTTCTAGCTTTCTAAAAAATCTTTTTTCTAAGTTGTTTCTTAATACTAATTGCCTTCTAACTTCTGCTCTTGAATTAACTCTACCTTGCCTAAAATCATTTAGCCTTTTGGTATTGGTTTTCATTTACTAGATAATGGATGACCTTTAGGAAATAAATCAGTGTCATGCTTGCCACCTCTGAACTTACCTGATGATAAGGCTCTTAAGAAACTATTTACTCTTGCATAAGCCCATTGATCAGGCGAGCTTACACTAGGTCTAACGCTTGAAGGGTTGGTTCTGTAAGCTCCGACACCCCTTCTAAAGACTGCTTCAAGCATTCTTAGGTTTGCTCTTTTAGTCTTGCTGTTGCCGTGTTTCTCGTTGTGATCTTCTACCTTACCTTTAAGAGCTTCTTTTACCTTACCTGATAAAGCCTTCTGATCTTCTTTTGACTCTACATGGTCTTGTAAAGCAAACTCTTTATCTTCTTCTGTGATGATTTGTTGGCGTTTTCTTTTTGACCAAGCAAAGCCACTGTCTCCGCCCCAAAGCAACCATGCAATCTTACCTGCACTTGGATAGCCTTCTTCACCTTGTCTAAAACCTTGTCCTTGTTTGTCTACTTCATGACGGCTAAAAAAACTGTACATTCTTTTAACTGTAGATATAGATAGTCTTTCTTTGGCAACCAATTGATTTGCACGAGCAACACCGACTGCAGTACCGCCCCTATTGAACTTTTTTCTAAGCTCAAGCCCTCTCTTAGCTTCTTCTGCCATTTCACTGGTAGGAATCGTATTAATATCTGACAAAGCCTTTTCTTCTTCTAATAAGAAAGCTATTTCCTTATCAGTTTCCTCGTCATCATAATCTTCTAAATCTTCTTCATTGATTGGGTTCTCAGGCTTCTCTACGCCCTCGTCAGTGAGTGGAAAGAGTGTAGCTGATATATAAAGGTCGTCTGCTCCATCCTTAGGCTCTAAGCCAAGCTGTTGCCTAGCTTCATTTCTAGTCATGATGCCTTCTCTAACAGCAGATGTAACATTCTCGTAAGTTCTTTTTACTCTTTCGCTAAGTGCAGGAATAGAATCAATATCAAACTCTAGTGTCAGACGATCATCAAATAATGGTACCAACCACTCATTCAGGTCAGATGCCATCTTTCTAAGATGTGGAATAATTGTTTCTTCGTAGAGAGCAAGTCTAGCTTCTGCAACATTAGCGTATGTCTGACTGTCAGGAACACCCACAAGCTGACTAGGAACACCAAAACATAAAGCTATATCTGTGGCACTCATATGTTTTAGATTTAAGAAGTCCATATCTTTTGGACTTAGACCCATTTCTTTCCAATCAAAGTCTCCTTCTAACAACAAAGGTCTGCCTGCATTGTTTGCGCCAGTAAACCTATTATTCATGTCAGTGATAAGTTGCTGTCTTTGTGATTCAGTAAGATTGACTGCAAAGCCTTGATCGTCTTGTGGTTTAAATACAACAGCACCACTTGGTCTTGCACCATTTTGTAAAAGATTTACATTGTGTTTGCTAGACATATTAAATTGATCTACCTCAACAGCCGCCGCACTCATTGGACTTAGACCATAGTAATCATCTAATGGATTCCATAGCTTTACATGTTTGAGTTCACTGAAACCGTTTTCTTGATCTACCAAGTAAGTATTTGCAACTCTGCCATTAACTATATATTCATACATTTCAGGTATAGGTTTGCCACTTCCTTTAATGTTTATGCGATCAGGTCTAAGCTGATGCAGTTCTTTTGGCGCACCCATCTCAGTACCAGTCTTAAGAATGTAAGCATTACCACTGAGCAAAACATAACCAAACAAACTGTTAAAGAACTCGCTGTATGATTGGAGTGGATTTGGTCTTTCTAAGAGGTCAATGAGGGGGTGTTGCTCAATGATTTGATCACCTGCTTTTAACATGAATGGTACTGCACTTGCACCTTTACTTATCTCGTTGACGCACCGATAAACAATAGCGTTTTTAAGATAGCCTTCTTTGGCTAGGTCTTGGTATTTATAAGACTTACCATCTTCGGTTCCAACACCAAAGTAGCCCATCATATTTGAATTTTTTTGTTCAACAGGTTGTCTGTTAAACAATCTTTGTAAAAATGTTTGTTCTGCCATTAGCTTATTCTCCAGTTTACATCGCCTTTTGATTTACTTAGTTCGGTTATACCCCAAACCAAAGCATCTAATCTATCAGGACTAGGTTTATTTTCTCCTGTATAGCTACACATTTGTGATTCTAATTCAGGAAAATAACCAATGTGATGAACACGCCTTTGCTCAAAAAGTGCTGCAACAGGTTCGGCTCTTACCATCTTTCCTCTTGTAGCTCTTACAGACCTATAAGGAATGTTTACATCCATTCCTCTTAATAGTCTTTCCACCAAATCGCCACCGTTATTTACTTCAGCTACTATTCTATCTGCTTCCCATTCATAAAAGCAATTGATAGCCTTTCTAGCCCAACCGTCAGGGCTGTACTTTCCTGAAGCATCTTCTAATACATAATACTCATTATTGTAGTCTTTGCCTACTACCATGATGCCAGTTTCGTCTGAATCTTCGTTGTTTGTGACTGCAGGGTCTATGGCTACTATAATTTGCTTCAATTCTTTTTCTGTATCTTCAGGCAATCTTGCTTCTTCTATTAGCCTGTTTGACCATAAGGCTCCCTCTAATTCTTCTATGATCTCTGCATAAAGCTCTTGTCTCCCTAGCGTTGTACCTTCGTATCTACGCTTCAACATATCCAGTGCAGACTGAGCTAGGTTTTCTTCATTCTCAAAGGTAGAACCACTGGTCACAGTGACATCTTCTCTTTCTACTAAAGTCTTGATCATCTTGTTTGGCTTAGGCGTTGTGGTAATTACGCACTTAGGATTCTCTCCCAGTCTAAGACCAAACATTAATTGATCTAGGGCTTCAGGATAACGCCAAGCAGCTATCTCGTCACACCAAGCTCTATGGAACTGTGGTCCTCTAAGTCGTTCAGGTTCTTGTGCAGCATATCCAACAATCTTTGAACCATTGAACAATCTTATCTCTGACAGGCTTGATGAATATCCTTTGTAGTCTGCACTAGATGAATAACATTCATCAGGGATGATTGAGAGCAAGCCACTGTTGCCACCAAAACAAACTCTCCGCAAGTCTCCGTGTGTAGGAGCTACGACTGCACATATAGTGTTTGGATTTCTTAAAGCATAAAGAGCAATGTCCTGTGCGCCAGTTCTTGTCTTGCCCCAACCTCTACCTGCAAGTATGAGCCAAATGTTATGCTCATCAGCAGGTTCTATTTGTTTTGCTCTAGCAGTCTTTAACCAATCAGTGTACAGCTTTATCGTTGCTTTCTCTGCGTTGCTCTGCAACTGAGTCAAGCAATTCCATAGCTTCTCTGAAGGCATCTGTTTCTTGGATGTTTGCATTTAGATTCATGTTGTGGGTTGCTTCACCTAATGCAAGTTTTGCTAACTTCTGTGCATTGGTTGCAGCTTGTGATAATGATGCTATTCCACTTGGTTTGTCATTTGACTTTATTAAACCCTGAACATGGGTAAAGATTTCATAGGAAATTTTTAAGGCAAGCTCATCAATCTTGATGCTTTCCTCTGCTAACTGCTCTCGTCTTTTCTCATCAAACTCGGCAATTAGCTTGTGTCTAAATTCTTCTCTCTGCATTTTCCATCCGTCTTTTGCAGACAATCTGTAGATGGTGGTAGAAGAAACATTATATTTTTCAATAAGTTCATCAAGAGTAAACATGGTCCTTTCGCCTGTGTCTAGCTCTACGCCTTGCACATACTCATTTCGGATTGCATCCTTTATCTGATCTGTGATTTTTACTTTGGCTTTTTTATTTGTCATGTTTCTATCATGTTTCTGTAACGATTCTATTCCAAAA